TGGATACGAAATACCAAATTGGATTCAGAATGAAACAATGCCAAAAAATCCAGCTACTCCTAACCAGACTCAACCACAGTCTAATAACTTAGGTAAGGCTAATGTTTCTAGAACACCTCTAGGCATGGAATCAGAATGGAAGAATATACCCGCAGAAAATCTTCCTTCCAAAGGATTTGGATATCCGCCAGGATTCGAAATTGCCATAAAAGCTGCAGAGGTTAGAGAAATAAGACAATTCTCAACAGTTGATGAAAATGATAGGATAGATCTTGACGACAAATTAAATTCTATACTTGCTAAGTGTATGAAGATAAGATGGAACGGCGGATTTCTAGAGTCTTTTGATCTTTGGTACGAGGATAGATTTTACATAATAATGTCAATCCGAGACGTCACTTTTATCAGAGGCGAGAATAAAATATTATTACCAGTAACAAAAAATTGTAAGAGAGAAGACTGCGATGTTCCAGATATGATAGAGCTAAGATCTAATTTATTAGATAGCTTTGTTGTTGACCAAGAAATACTTAAAAGATATAGTACGGAATCTTACTCTTTTAAATTTATACCGAAAGACGGAACACCAGAACTGAACCTTTATATTCCTACAGTTGGAGTAACGACTATCTGTAGAAAAATCATAGCAGAAAAAAGAAGGAGAGGAAAAAAATTCGACGAGAGTTTTGCTAAGGTTGCTACATTTATAATTCCAGATTGGAGAGGATTGGACGAGTCTTTATATGACCAATACGAGAGAGCATCACTTGATTGGACTCCAATACAATTTTCAATAGCAGATCAAATAACGGAGAAGATCAACTTCGCAACAAAATCTAGGATCTATAGTAAATGTGAAAGCTGTGAGGGGGAGGTCACAGCTGATATATCATTTCCCGGAGGGTACAGATCTCTTTTCGTTATTTCAGATATCTTTAGCCAATTACTTTAATATAAAGTTCAGGCTATGGGAGGAGTTCAAATTATCTATAGATCTTTTAGAATCAATGCCCTTTTATGAGTATCAGATATTTATAGACAAGTTAAACGAAAAAATAGAAAAAGAAAATAAGAGAATAGAACAAGGAAACTTAGTAGAAGCATTCTCGTTTAAAAACCCAAAAAGATAACATTTTTGGGTTTTTAGGTATATAAATAAAAAATATTTTGGCAGGAGAAACAGGAACACAAGGAGCAGCAGGATCGGAATTTCCGGTTTTCAAATCATCCGAAGGAGCTTTCGATAGAGCAAAGTACGAGGAGCAAGATAAGGCAAGGATAGTATCAGATGGAATAACTGCGCGTTCTACTGGAAAAGAAATAGACGAGGATCTAGTAAAGAAAAAAAAATCAGCGGATCAAGTTATAAAAGAAGCTAATAAATTTTACGACGATTCATTTCAAAAAAACGTAAAAGGATTAGATCCTGCTTATGATCCAAGCCTTATCTATTATTCAGAAGCTTATTCAGATGGAGGATTAAATAAAAACAAAATACGAAGGAAATTAGAAAAAGGAGAAACTATAGACGGCAAGGAGATTTTTGAAATGTCTAAGCAAGCTGCCGAAAATAAAATAAGTAATGCCAAGGTTCTTAAAGATGGTAGAGTTACTGATATAGTAGAAAATTTAGGCTTAAAAGATGTAAAGCAATTAGATCTATACGAGGATGTAAAAAGTGATTTTGATAGTAAGATAAAGGACGAAAAAATTAAATTTGAGCCACTTCTTGATAATTTTGCTAAGGTGCTACACTATTTTAGTGTTAAGGATTCATTTATGGCTAGTCAATATGCTCCTATTTTATATACTCCTGAAAATATGGCTATAATTTCTGCTTTAGGAAAAGTTCTAGAAGCTGAAGGATTTACCAATGAGAGTGTTACTAAAATGGCAAAAGCATATGATGATAACATAAAAAAGCTAATAGAAAAAAAAGAAGGAAAAAAAGCTGAGGATATAATAAAAGAAGCTGGAGAAGAGGCAAAGAAAGAAGGAGAAGCTAAAGTAGAAGAGCAAAAATTAGATGAGAAAAGCACACCAGCTCCTACCGGTCCTACCGGAGAAGGTGCTAAGCCATTAGAGGGAACACAAGAGACTCAAACGGGGGTAACAGGAGCATCTACAACAGCATCCACTACTACTACAACAGAAACATTAACAACTGTAACATCAACTACCGGTCCTACCGGTCCTACCGGGTCACAAGAGCCATCAAAAGTTGAAGGAGCAAAAACATCAACAACTGGTACAACTGGATCTAAACCGGTAACATCATCAGACGTTACAAAAAGACAAGAGGACCTATTATCATCTCTATTTGGTATAAAGTTCGCAGAATCTGGTACTGGTGCAACAGGACCAACAGGGGGTACCGAAACTACACCGAAAAAAAAGAAAGAGGAAACTACTCTAGAAAAAAAGGTAGAGGAGAAAAAAACCGAAACGGCTCAAAACACGACAACCACACCGACTACATCGACCACAGAGACCAAGCTGGAGGAGAAAATTTCATCAAATAATCAAACAGAAAATGAAACTTCCTCAGTAAATACTCCTATAAAAGAAACAGAACAACAAAACTTATCTAGTGTAATATCTCCAGAAAAAGAGAGCACTGATATGGATAAAAATAATACAGAGGGAAATAAGGGAACAACAACTACAACAACAGAGACAAAAACAACAGAGACAAAAACTGAGGGAGGAGAAGGGGGTACATCATCCGCATCTAGTTTAGAAACAAATAAAACATCAGAGGATAAAGCAGCAACGGAGGAAAAACAAAAGGCTGATAAGGAAATGGCAGACGACATAAAATCTATGGTAAATCTGCTTACTCAATTAAACAGCACTTTACAAAATCCTCTTATGGTTATTCCAAACGGAAAAAAATTCAACTAGGGGGATTTACTTTTTAAAACCAATTTTATATATTTGTAATAAATAAACCTAAATAATAAATTATGAGTAAAAACTATGAAATTACCAAGGAACTGAGAGAGACTTTAGTCAAGTTCATTAGTATGTATGGAGGCTACAAAGAATGTTTGGATCTTTTAGAAAATCAGGAAAAATCGGAATTTAACGAAGAAGAAGTAAACAAAATACTAAATCTCCTAGGAGTGTTTAGACTTATGGATACATTCCATATTGTAGAGCGCTTTAAAATCGAAGTCACACCACTAAAAAGCGCTGAATCTGATGAGCAATCAGAACCTACCGAAGAAAAAGCAGGATAAGATAGATTCCCTATATTTGAGAATGGCCAAAGTTTGGTCGGAGAATTCACACTGCAATAGAAATAAGGTAGGTTGTTTAATAGTAAAAGATCGCCAAATAATATCTGACGGTTATAACGGAACCCCCTCTGGATTTTCCAATGAATGTGAGGACTGCGACAATAATACTTTTCCTATAGTATTACACGCAGAAGCTAATGCCATAACAAAAATAGCTAAGAGCACTAATAGTGCCGAAGGATCTACACTTTACGTGACACTATCCCCTTGTTTTGATTGTGCTAAATTAATCATACAAGCGGGAATAAAGAGAATTGTTTATTCTGAAACTTACAGAAATACCGATTCTTTTAAACTTTTCGAAGAGGCAGGAATAGAAATAAGAAAATTGGAAATTTAAAAAAGATATTAAAATGGCAGTAAAAAACATACAAGAATTGGCAGAGAGTTTTATGAGGACATCATCGGAGAAAGACTTCGTTGAATTATATAAAAGAATTAAACCCGGACTATTAAATCACTGTAAGTCCATACTAATAGAGCAAGAAGCTGCAGAGGATGCTGTTTCCAATACTATGGCTAAGATATGGACTAAGATATCACAGTATGATCCAACAAGAGGGAATTTCTCTACTTGGGTTTATAACATAGCAAGAAATGAATCCCTTGGTATAAAGAAAAACGAGGACCGGTATTTACCAATGATACATGAAGTGGTAAGGAATAACGACGAAAATGATGATAGCTCTTATCCAACTATAACATCGTCTCCAGTTACTCTAGAAGCAGAGTTTGACTACGTTAATGTTGATAATGACGAGATGGAGGACCTATACGATAACGTTGTAGAAAAAATGAAGGATCTTCCTGAGATCTACAAAGACATCCTTTTCGATCGTGAAATACTAGGAATGAGATATCAGGAAATAGCTGATAAGTATGGTATGAAGAAAAGAGCTATTGCTACCAGAATTAGAAGAGCTAGACTAAAAGTTAGAGAGATGTTTCCTGGTGTTAATTTAACTTTTAACGATTGATGTAACTTTTTTCAATAGGTAAAATATAATTGATATGAATTATCCTTTTAAAAGAGTTATAAACGATATTAGGAACTATTTCTTTATAAGGAAAACAATAAAGAAAAATATTTCTAGCATAGATTGGGAGAAAAATAAGCTCCGCGTAGATTGGATTGGGAGAATATACACCGTTGTTAATCTCCCACCAGAAGTTATCTATTCACCAGATTCACCTGAGGAAATCAGACCAGCGTATGTTCTGGAGGAATCTAGACCGATAAATGAATATCTAACCAGTCTTAATCTACAAGAGGTAATAATGCCGGAGATAAGTCCGATACCAAATTCCATCTCTTATCTTATTATATACAGGCCTTATTTCCAAAGGCTATCAGTTAGGTGGTTAATCTATAGGATAATACTTATTCTTCTACTAATTTGGCTTCAATACAAATTCGGATTTATAAGCTGGATTTTTAGTGGTATTAAATACATGATTGATGTTATCTTCTGATATACAAATAAATCGACAAGCATTCCCTTGGGGAAGAGCTTATGTGGTAGAAGGAGCTGGTGAAGCTCCTTTAATTTTACCCTCAGTCACTACTATATTAAAATTAGTAAAGAACGAGAAGTACGAAAAATTAAAGGAGCAATTTGGAGAGGATCGATGGAATAAAATACTCTATGATGCAGCAGAAAGGGGAACAGTAATGCACAGAATGTTAGAACTGTTTCTTCTTGAGTGGGCTAAGGAAAAAGACGTAGATAGATCCTTAAAAAAAGCACAAATATTTGCTATAGAAGAATCTAGAAGAGACGACGGAAAGTATGCTAAATACGTAAACAAAGGAAGAGATCTATTCTGGAATTTTTACCATACTAATTTTTGGGAAAGTATAGAGGAAGTTGTAGACAACGAAGCTTTCTTATATACAACTTTCAAGGGAGGTTGGGCAGGAGCTTGTGATTTTGTTTATAGGGATAAGGCATACAACTTGATAGTTGATGATTTTAAATCTTCAACATCTCTAAAAGATGAGGAAGACATATTAAGCTATAAATTACAAATCTCAGCATATATGTTTATGTGTGCTGAAAAATACGGTGAAGTCCCTAAGCAAGGAAGAATTAGGATAGCAAATGAACAAACATCAGATATACAAACATTTATTGTTCACGATTACGAACTGAAAGAATATCTTGGTCAGTTTATAGAACTTGCTAAAAAATTCAGAGAAATTTACGGAATATAGGAAACTTAATTGATTCTATCTGTATAAAAAATAAAAAAAATGAGTTCGCTAGGAATTAATTATAAAAAAGCTTTAATAAAAAAATACGAATTTCAGATGGAAGAAGCGAAAGCAAATCTTTCCCTTTATTTTTCTAGCACCAACTTAGCTGCTATAGGTGAACATTCGGATCTTTTAGCTGAGCATGACAGATGGGTAGAACAATATGCTAATGCTAAAGATAAGCTTGAAGCATTATTGGACTTATACGAAAACGAAAACTAAATAAAAACAAATAAAAATGGCAAACAAAAAACCAAAAGAATTAAACGAAGATCAAAACGAAGCGGTTCTTGAAAAATTTATCAGCAACGTAGATCAAGAAAAAGTTGAGAGCATAAGAAAAGATCTAGAAGGTTACAAAAATAGTCTTAAAGACAAAGAATACGCCGTTTCTATGGATAAAGATCTATTAAGAAGATTTGAGCAATTCATGAGAGAAGATGTTGAATGGAGATCTAAAGAGGCATTAGGAGTAATGGAGATCTTAAAAAGAATCGACTCAATAAAAAAAGAAGGCATTAAAGACGGAGTAGCTTATCTAACAAATCTAGAAGTTGAAGCTTCGCACTACTTCCTAATGAAATGGGCAGGAAAAGGGGAGTCGGAAATTAGTAATTTCATCTCACTTTGGAAAACATTCGAAGAAACCCTTACTCTTATTCAACAGGACAATATTGTTTTGAAAGATCTAGAGAAACAACTTGCAGCAGCAGAACAGGGAATTGAATTAGAATAATATTTCCATAAATATATAATAAAAGACTGGCGCTAATGTGTCAGTCTTTTTTGTGGAGATATATAGCTAGATATGAAAAAGAAATTATTACCCTGGATAATCGCTTTATCTGCACTTACAGTTTCTGGATCTGCAGCTTTTTATTCTGTATCTGGACTAGGAAAAATGTTTGCCGGTGCAGCATTACAAGTAATGATATTAGCAGGAAGCCTAGAATTTGCTAAATTAGTAACAGCTTCTTTACTCTACCAATATTGGAAAAAGCTTAATTTGGGATTAAAGCTTTATCTTTCAATAGCAACCTTAATACTGATAGTAATAACATCTGCAGGGATTTATGGATTTTTATCCTCAGCTTACCAAGAAACATCGTTCAAGGTGCAAAACCAGGATAAGAATATCGAGATTCTAGATAAAAATATATCCATAATACAAGGAGAGATAAAGAATTTTGAATCTCAGGTAAAACAAAAGAACGATAGGATAATACAGCTAACTTCTATAAGAACAAATCTTCAATCAACACAAGATGTATTGATAGAAAAATCAAAGTCTACTAATGCAGTTAGACAACAGATAAAGGATGTCGATTCGGAGATAAAAAGAATGGATTCGGAGGTTTCTGTATTAAATGATTCCATATCTTCAAAAAACACAAGAATATCTTCCATAGAGAAACAAAAACTAGATGTTTCCTCAGATTCAGATCTAGCTAGGGAAGTTGGCCCTTTAAAATATATTGCTGAGCTAACAGGAAAAGATATAGACTCCGTGGTTAACTGGTACATAATCGTGCTGATGCTAGTTTTTGACCCTTTAGCCATTGCATTAGTAATAGCAGCAAATTTTGCTTTTGAAATAAATGAGCCAAAAAAAGAAGAAGAAATGGAAGAAAAAGAAAATAAAAAGCCTGGTAAAATTAAATCACTATGGAATAGAATAACTTTGTTTAATAAAAAAAAAGAAACATTAAACAAAACAGAAGGAACATCCGTGTCACCTAACCAGGAAGTATCTATTTTGTTTAAGGAAAATCCAGAAACATTAAACAAAGAGGAAATACCAGCTGAATACGATCAATTGGTACAGGAAGAACCTAATAATAATATCGAAGAAAAAGAATCAAATCCAGAATCGAATAACAATAAAAAAGAGGATACATATAGTAAAGATACACCAACAAAATTTGATAAATCACAAAGGGAAAGATTTAGAGGAAATCCTGATTCAATGGAATCTCGAAAAAGCTTTAGAAATAACCCAGGAGATGAGAATCCAATTAATTTAAGATGATTAAACCAGTTTACACTACCAATCAGAAGTACATAGAGCATTTGGATTGTAATCCTGGCGTTTATCGTATGGTATATTTTCAGAGCTGTAACCTAGATATCAAGGAGGGATCCAATATACTAGCAAGTGTTTCTTTGTGTGACTTTAAGCTTGAATCTCTTGGAAATTCCGAACTAGGCGGATGCGGTGGGTCACTTAAAAGAAACATAACGTTATCCCCGTCTGCAACATACACTCTTACTGCACCAGAAGTGGGACAGGCACAAGGTGAGGTTCAGATGATAGTAGTTAAAGTTGTTTACGAAAAAGATTACCCAGAGGAGGAAAGATATCTTAATTGGGAGTATAAGGGAAATGTTTACCCAATACACACTCTTATGATATTAACAGGAAGAACCGAGCCAGATATACCTTGGCAGGGATGGGATCTTAACTATTATTCAAATAACCCGCCAACTCCTGAATTTAGCCCACAGCCTTATCCAGTAATTGCATCACCTAATTTATCATTTGGAGGTATATTGTTCAGCAATCCTAGTGATACATATAGTGCTGAACTAGAAATATTTGTTTTTAACTAATGGCTACACCACCTCTAGTATGTAATACTATACAATTTGAAGGAGCAATATTCCAAAGATGTAATCTTCAAGTAATAAGCGGGACTACAGTTCTAAGAGAAATAAGTCTGTGCGACACTAATATAGTATTAAATAATTACTCAAGCTTTAGCGGATGTGTCTATGGTAATTCAAGTCTTATACTAAATTCTGAAGGATTAGGTGAATTATGTTTTATAATGATCAAAGCAACCTATCCCTCCGTTTTACCCGTTTCTAGTCGATTTATAAATATACTATACAACGGTGCATATATGCCAATGGCAAACCTAACTATTTTAACAGGTAATCCATCAGATATATCACCATATATGGATAATCGGGGATGGGATTTAGATCCTAATGGTAGCGATATAGAATCTCCTTTCTTTTCTCAAGGAGGGATGTTATTATACAATCCTCACTCAGTTAGAGTAAACATCGATGTTATTTTAGGAGGTAACATCTAACACGTATAAAAACTTTAAGAAAGTAAGATATATACTAAAAAAGCGAATAACAAATGGAAAAAAATATTAATCCAGAGATCAACAGATTAAATATGGAGACTTCTAAGAATGCCGCAGACTCCTTAAGAGAATGGGCTGGACTAGGATCAGAAAAGAAACCTGTTGCTTCTTCTTTCCTAAACGGTTCTACCGCTCAAATGTTAAAAGAGTCACAAATGCCAGATTTATCTACTGGTGCAAAAAATGGTGTTTCTTTTAGTTTTGGACTTGTTAATACAGTATCTGCATTAAAAAATAGCTCAGTAGGAGAACTTCCTGCTGGTAGAATCCTATTAGATAAATACGAGCATTTATTACTAGGAAAAGGTATTTCTGAAGCATTTGTTCTTGAATCTTTTATAAACGACCTTAGACCATTTTCTTGGGAAAATTCAGTAGTGCCCGTTTTAGAGACATTAAATAGAACTTTAGAAAACAGAAGAAGAGAGGTAGAAGTTCTTAAGGCTTACGAGACTATGAAGAACGCTCCAGGAAAAGAGCTTTTTTCTGATGCTACAGAACAAATGAAAAATTGGTTAGTATCTGAAACAAAATCATCAGATACATTAATTCACGGTCTTAAAAGATTCGGATTTAACCCAATGGTAAGAAATTTAGTTAGCTTCCTTTCGATGTACGAAAACGAGAACAGTGGGAAATTCAATGTAGGTTTCGATAATAACGTATGTAAAATAGAGAATGTATATTCACCTATTTACGTTAACGAAAACGAGACTATGTTCTATTCATCCGGTAAATTCTTAAAGTTAAATCAGGATAACGGAATTATTCAAGAATGCAACATGGACGAAGTCCCTGCAGAACTACAAGATCAAGCTGCTATAGTTAGTGATAGAGACGTAAAAATCGATAATAATAAAATATCATTAAACATCGGTAATAATAAGGTAGAGATCGTATTTACTAATGAATCTAAGGAGGTTTATATCGATGGTAAAAGAATAAACGAAAGTGATTTACCAGTTGCTGTTAGTGTTACTACTAATAACCTTCTAGAAGGTTCTAATAATAGAGTAGCTAAAGCAGTTTTTGTTGCTAAGAACGCTGAAGAAATAGTAGATATCGATTTCGGTAAGAAAATAAGATCTAAAGTATACGAAAACGTAGAGGTTAACATCTTTAAAACTGATAATGCTATTTATGTACAAACAGTTAATCCAGCAATGAGATTAAATAAGATGTATGAAGCAAATGCAACCCAAGCTATTTCGATAATTAAAGATTTTATTAAATACGATATTTCTGAGTCATTAACAGAATTCTTAGAAGGAGAACAAGCTTTCCTAAGTGTTATGAAAAATGACAAGAACGAGATCGTTAAAAACATCGAAATTCTAGAAGGAGAATTAAGAAAACTAGACGTTGTTAAAGAAAGCAATCCTTTATTAGCTAATTCCCAAGAACTTATTGCTTTAGAGGAGAGCATCGAAAATGAAATCGATAATCTTAAAGATAGATGGAACGAGATAAACGTTGAGATTTCAAGATTCGAAAATAGAGTTAAAGAAGTTCCTTCAGTAAATGAGGATCTAGGATATCCTATCGATACTGAAGTAAGAATCAAAAGAAACGGAAACAAGGGAAGAGTAATAGGAGTTGATGGAAATTCTAAAACTTACACTATCCTTTTTAAAGAAGGTAAAACTGGTGAATACTTTTTCTCTGACGTAGAAGATATCGATGATGAAGTTGACAGATACGACATTAAAGCTCCGGATCTTGATATAGAATACACAAACGAATCTAATCAGAACTTTGCAAATGCTCCTGGAAATAGAGGTGGTTCACATAGAGATCCTAGAATCGAAAGTTTATCTAAAAAACACATGGCACAAGCTCCTGATAAAAAAACAGGATCATCTGCTAAGTTTATAAACAACGAAAAAGGAACTATGGCAGGAACACCTAAGAGCGGTAAATCTGCACCTTTAACAGGAAGAGGAGTTAATGCTAAATCTGCTAATATGGCTGATCTTCATAGTAAAGGAAAAGGAGGATCTGGGAAAAAGTTTATTGACGGCTTAGATAATCTTGATTTAGCTAAAGCACCTAGTGCATCTATTAAAGGATCAGGCAAATTCATACAAGATCTTAAAAATATGAATCTGTCCCTGAAAGAGAGTCAAAAAAATTCTCACGTAGAAAAAGCACCTAAAGGAAAAACAGAAAAGCCTAAAAAATTTATCGAGGACGAAGACGATTTTAATCTAGCTGATGCTCACGGAAACAGCAAGAAAAACGGAAAAAGATTTGCAGAAAGCGACAAAGTAGCAAATCTATCTTCTGCTCCCAAGACAAAAAAAAAGTAAATACTACATCATTAATTGAGTCTATCGCCAAAGACCCAGACGAGGGAATTGGCAATAGACTCAATTTTGTTTTAGACGATTTAAAAAATTGTTTAGAAAAAGTAAAAGAATTAGAAACTTCTAGCGTGGAAAACGGTAGAATAGGTATAGACATAATTAAGAATTCGAGGAAAAATTTGGAAGAATTAAGGGTAGATTTAGAAAAACAGATAGAGAAACTACAAAATAATATTCCAGACCAAGAATGATATATGTAAAAAACAAAGAGTTAAAAAGAGCTCTTCTCGAAAGCAAAGAAAAAGGACAACTTACAGACGAGACCGTAAAAATGTTTACTCTAATAGTAAACGGTATGTCCAAAACACACTCCTATAGAGATAACGAAGATAGAGAAGATTGCATATCTTCCGGATTAGAAGATCTTGTAAAGTATTGGAACAGATATGATCCAGAAAAATCCGACAATCCGTTTGCATTCATATCTCAAATAGCACACAATGGGATGAAAAAGGGGTGGAAAAAAATACACCCACCTAAGTCACCTAAAACTATACCTTTCTCCAGAATAGTAAAAGAAGAGAATTCCAATTATAATGTATAGTTGTGGATATAAAAAAGTTAAAGCCTAACGGTAACTGGAAGTCTGGTAAATATATGCCAGTTAACCCCGAGAAATATATCGGTGACATACACAATATAATATACAGAAGCTCTTGGGAAAGAAAATTCTGTCAGTATTGTGATATTAATCCTAATATAACTAAATGGAGTTCAGAACCTACAGGAATACCTTATTGGTCACCAATAGATAAAAAAGAACACAAATATTTCGTAGATTACTATATACAGGTACAAAAAGCCGATGTCGTTGAAAACTGGTTAATTGAAATAAAACCAGAGGATCAATATGCTTTACACAAGAGACCAAAAGAACCAGTAGGTAACTTAACTGAAAAGAAGATAAGAACCTATAACGAAAAACTTAAAACGTGGATCACCAACAGAGCTAAATTTGAAGCAGCAACTAGATTTGCTGAATCCAGAGGATATAAATTTGGTGCTATTAATGAAAGCTTTATATTGAGATGATAGATCCATTTAAAAAAAGATTTGAAGAATATAAACTTTCTATATCCGGACTTTCCTCACCACAGGAAGAATCTTTCATGTTTTGGTTTAATAAATTCGTAAATAAAAACTCCCAATTCAATCCTCTAGATTTTTTATCAGGGAAAGTTTATTCGTTTGAATACAACGATAAACTAGAAGGAGGTAAGAAATTTATAAATAAAAGACCTGTCGTGTTTTTTACAGGATACGACAACTATGAGAGAAAAAATATATTTAGCGGATTAGATCTAATACTAATACCACCTATTTTCAGAATGTATTTTTTTGAAAGAGTACAAAGCGTTTTCCAAGATCAGATTGAAAGAAATATAAGAAAAGATGAAAATGGGGAGGGAAGAGATCAATCTCCTTTAAAAACTGATTATCAAATAATGGAGTCCATATTAAAAGGAATCCCATATAAGCACTCATATAGATCTTGGGATTTAAAAAAAGTTAGGGGCGTTGTGGAAATTCCTTTTGAAGATTGGACTAGAATAGTATATCTTGATACTAGGTCAATTGAAGGGACCCAGCTTATTGAGATATATAATAAAAATTCACAAGTCTAATGGCTGGATTGACCGACGAAAAAAAATCTTTTTTTAGCTCTATTATAGAGAACATAAAGAAAGTGGGCAGTTTTGGAATGGCATACGAAGATCTTGTCGTGAAAAACTCCCAGGCAGTTGGTATTACTGAAGCACAATTTCTACAAAAAGGAGGCATAAAAGACGAAGCTTTCTTATTTGGATTAAGGAGAGCAGATACAACAACCAAGCAATACATAGCTTATTTTGATAAGGACTATAAAAACAAAAGACATTATCTTCAAGGATTTGCACAAAATCCCGAAATAGAGTTTATCTTAGATACTATATGTGACGAAACAATAGTTTACGACGAAAAGAATTTCTGGGCTTATTTCTCATTCATGCAACACGATGATGTAGATGAGGCGGCATATGAGAAAGTACAGAAAAGATACAAAGAGGTCTATAACCTGTTCGGATTTAATCAGGATATATCAGCATGGCATTTATTCAGAAAATTCCTAGTTGATGGTAATATAGCTTTTGAAATTGTATTTGATAAGAAGGGTAAAAATATAGTAGGATTTAAGGAATTAGATCCTTGGTCTTTAATTCCAACGGTAGAAGCACAACCAGATGGGTCATTTGCAGATATCTGGATACAGTATCCGGATAATCCTGCACTTACTAGAAAGCTTTACGATTCTCAGATTATCTATATAAGTTACGCTAAAGGAGGCGGTACTGCAGCTAGAGTTAGCTATTGCGAAAGAATGATAAGATCATTTAACCTTCTTAGGATTATGGAGCACACTCGTATTATATGGAACGTTATGAACTCCTCATACAGGATGGCAATGACAGTTCCAATAGGTACTAGATCCCCGCAAAAAGCAAAACAAACGCTGGGTGAACTTATGTCAATATACAAAGAAGATATAAGATTAGATACAGATAGTGGAGAATTAAGTGTAGACGGAAGACCTAAGATACAATTCTTTAAAAACTATCTAATGCCATCATCCCCTAATGGTACACCAGATATACAACCTTTACCTGGTGGTGGTGATGCTACAGCATTCTCCGACACAACAGTACTTAAGTATTTTGCTAATAAACTTAGAATGGACTCTAAGATACCTGCTACCAGATTCGGAAGAGAAGAATCCGGATCTGAGGGTACAATTACATTTACTGCGGAGGGTCTAGACCAAGAGGAAATAAGATTTGCTAAATTTATAAACAGATTAAGATCAATATACCAGGAGATATTAATGAAGCCTCTTTGGGTTCAGTTCTGTTTAGATTTTCCACACCTTAAAAAAGATTATATTATTAAATCTGAATTTGGTCTCGATTATGTTAAGGAAAATATATTTAGAGAGGCTAAAGAGATGGAGGTAATGACTGCGAGAAAGGATCAGGTGATTAAAATATCTGCTCTTATGAATTCGGCAGGCAAAAAATACTTCAGTATGGATTTCTTAGTTGATAGATTCCTAGGCATGAAAGGACAGGATCTAGTAGCTAATAAGAAAGCAAAAGAAAAAGCTGCAGAAGAGAAGAAGAAAGCAGAAGAGGCTGCTGGAGCTACAGGAGAAGCAGGAGCTACAGGGGAAGAAGGCGGAGCAGCTGGTGGAGACATGGGAGAAATTTAATAGATAATGGCAGGATTTTTAGATAACTTAGGAAAAATTAACCCAAATATCTCCAGGATATTAAAGACCATTAGTGGTCTAGGGTCATTTGGTATGGAATACAAAGATATGGTCATAGAAGATTCCATGGCTATAGGTGTTTCAGAAGCTAACATGAGAGAAAGATTCGGATTTACTGAATCTGATGAAGATTTTATCTATAGCATAGCCGCTCAGGATACTTCCAATAGAAAGTACATAGCTTATTTTGATAAGGATTACCCGTTTAAAAGAGATTTTCTTAGAACATTTGCTTTAAACTCCGAGATAGAGTATATTTTAGATACTATATGCGACGAGGCAGTAGTTTATGACGAGAAGAATTTCTTTTGTCATCCAGCTCTAATGAGCATGGATCTAAAGGACGATGTTGTAAAGTCAATGAGATCCAATTTTAGAAAATTATATGTTCTACACAACTTTGCAAACGGTCTTACTGCTTGGCAATATTTTAGACAATTAATTGTCGAAGGATTTTTAGCTTTCGAGATAATATACTCGAACGACGGTAAAGAGATCGTTGGATTCAAAGAACTTGATGCGGTAAGTTTAACTCCCGCAGTAGAGAGAAAGCCAGACGGTACAAGAGAAACTATATGGTGGCAATATTACGGAGAAACAACCAGACAAAGAAAACTTTTAGATGCACAGGTTATTTATATCTCTTACGCTAAAGCTAATGTTGTTTCAAGGGTTTCTTATACAGAAAGATTAATAAGATCATACAACTTATTAAAGATAATGGAGCATTCGAGAATAATATGGAATGTCATGAATGCCCAATATAGAATAAAAATGACAGTTCCTATCGGAAGTAAAGCTCCACAAAAAGCCAAAGAGACTTTAGGAGAGCTAATGTCAGTATATAAGGAGGATATAAAATTAGATACCACATCAGGTGAGCTTTCTATAAACGGTAGACCCGATATACAATTTTATAAGAATTATCTTTTTCCTCAACAAGGAGGAGAATCAGTAAAGATAGAAACATTAAATGCTCAAGGTCCTAACCTTAATATAATGGATTCTGTTGTTTATTTCTATAATAAACTAAGACAGGATTCAAAGATACCTTACAATAGATTCTCATCTCGATTTGGTGTTGGATCTAATAACGTTTTTAAAACTGCTGCTGATGGAGCAGAAAGAGACGAAGTTAGATTTGCTAAGTTTATAACACGACTTAGATCTATATTCCAGGAAATAATAGTTAAGCCACTATGGATTCAGATGTGTCTAGAATTTCCCGAACTTAAAAATGACGCTGAATTTAGAAGCCAAATAGGAGTTAAATTCGAAAGTGATAATATGTTCGGTGAATCTAGAGAGATCGAACAGTTAATAAAGAAAATAGATTTCATAACAGCAATGGGAGAAATAAAAGAAACTGTAAAGGAGGAAGAGGTTCAATATTTCGATCAGGACTTTATGATAGAAAGATGGCTGGATTTAAATTATGAAGATATTCAGCTTAACAAATCCTATATTAGAAAAGCCGAGGAGGAAGGTAAATCCGGAGCAACAGGAGCAACAGGAGCAACAGGAGCAGAGGCCGGAGGAGCTGAAGCTGGAGCAGCAACAGGAGCTGAAGGCGAAGGAGCAACAGGAGCGGCAGTTTAGGAAGAAATTTCGAAAACTTATTATTTTTAGACGATATAACAATTAAATCCTTTTTGTTATTTAAAACGGATTTCTATATTAGCTAAAAATATTTTTCATGAAAAAAGAGCTGGGAATTCTCCTACAGATAGAAAATGCTACAGGAAACGGATCTCAAAAGATCAAACAAGATTTAATAAAAGATAATTATTCCAGAGAATTAGAATATCTTCTTAAAGTAGCACTAGATCCCTTTCTGACAACCAAGCTTCACAAACTACCAGTATTAGAAGAATCTCCCTATGAATTAGATACTGATCTTTTTGAAAGATTCCAGGATCTAACAAAAAGATTGTTTGATGCACCAGCAGCAAATGATAAGCTTAGAGAGGAAGCTTTTGAAATAGTTAATTGCTACGCTATATCTTTCGAAGAAAGAAAGATGCTTGGCAAGGTGTTAACAAAGAGACTAAATATAGGCATCGGAGCTAAGCTAATAAACAAAGCTTTTAACAAAGAGGTTATTCCAGACCCTAGTCTTATGTTAGCTCAGGACGACGAGGATGAGATTAAAAAATGGGAAACAATAGTCTGTGAAGAAAAGTACGATGGCGTTAGAGTTATTGCATACACGTCGGGTGAGGAGGTTAGATTTTATACCAGAGCATTCAACGAAATTCCTAATCATTACTTAGAGAAAATAGCGGAAGAGTGTATAATACTAATTAAAAACTCCGGGCTTAAAGGTGATTGGTTCTTCGATGGCGAGTTGACAGATCTAAATCGAAAAAGTGTATCTGGTAAAGTAACGCAGATGTTAAAGGGAAAACCTATGAATTCCATAGGTGATGATCTTATTTATAATGTATTTGATCTTGAAGATGGGGAAACTCTAAAGAATGGTAAAGGGGTAATCCCTTTTGATGTTAGAAGAAGTACCTTAGAGGGTGTTTTTATGACGTATAACACATCTTCTCTCACTCTAGCAGATTCTTTCTTAACTTCAGAAAAAGAAGACATCTACGCTTATTATAATAAGATAGTTGCTAGAGGTGGCGAGGGTGTTATTCTTAAAAACCCGGATCACGTTTACGAATGTAAAAGATCCAAAAATTGGATAAAACTAAAAGAAGTAAACGATTGCGATCTAATTATAACTGGGTGGTATCCAGGAGAAGGAAAAAGAGAAGGGTTAATTGGGGGCTTTTATTGCGAGGATTCAAGCGGTAAAGTAAAAGTAAAGGTTGGAGCGGGGTTTACTGATAACGATCTTAAAGAACTTAGCCAAAATCTAGATTCTCAGATAGGAAAAGTTTGTGCTATCCAATACAATGTTATTATAAACGACAAAAATGATAATTGGTCGTTGTTTTTACCAAGATTTATAGAGATAAGAAACGATAAAGATACAGCAGATGATATGAGTCAATTTTGTAATTAATTAGAATTTATGGAGAGAGAAAATACAAAGTTTGTAAAGTGGGAATGCAAGGAACACGGATTTACCGATTTCTATACGTACCGTAACGGAAAGAGATACAAGTGTGTCACTTGTGCAAGAAAACAGAGCAAAAAATGGAAGGGAGAAAACCCCGAGAGGGTGATCTATACATTAAATATATGGAACAAAAATAATCAAGAAGCACTAGAAGAATATCGAAAAAAACATTTAGAGGAGTGTAGAAAAAAATCGAAAGAAAGGAGAGATAAGTTTTACGGAAGATTCGGATCCTTTATAGATGATGTTAAATCGAAAATTGGATTAAAAAAAATATCCAGGAACATCATGGTTATTAAAGATCCCGACGAAGAAAAAATATTTAATTTTCTGATAGATCTTAAGAGAGCGGAGCTCAGAATGTATCACACATATAGAATATCATCATATGTTAAATGGGAACATCTTAAAGCTTTAAATCTTAAATCTGCAACAGAGGAGCAGAAAAAAATAATAAGGGAAGAATATAAAGCAAAAGCAAAAGAATTTGTTGACTTGGAGATCGATAAAATAATAAAAAATTATAAGCAAAATAAATGATAAAGGAATTACTAACAGAAAAATTAAGACCTAGAGAATTAAAACATATGATCCTTCCACAAAGGATCAAAGCATCTTTTAATGAGGGTCTTCAGCAGAACGTTTTATTATCGGGATCTCCAGGATCTGGTAAAACTAGTATGGCAAAAATCCTAATCAAGGATCATCCCCATATTTTTATAAACGTGTCTGACGAAAGTTCTGTTGAAACTATAAGAACTAAAATACACGATTTCTGCTCAACGGTTTCTATTTTAGACGGAGAGAACAAAATAAAAATAGTGGTTCTCGATGAGTTTGATGGAGCTTCGGATCAATTCTATAAAGCATTAAGAGGAACAATAGAGAAATACGCAAAGACAACTAGATTTATAGCTACGTGTAATTATTTAAATAAGATTCCAGATGCAATTAGATCAAGATTCCAAGTATATGACTTTGACCCAGTAGATAAAGCAGAGGAGTTAGAGATAAAATCACAATGGAATGAAAGGGTAGGAAAGATCCTAGATCTTATGGGTATAAATTACGATAGTCAGGTTTTGGAAAGTTTTACTAAAAAATACTTCCCAGACATGAGATCTGTATTAAATACCATACAGAGATGGAATGTTGATGGTGTAACTGATCTAACAGAGAAAAAAATAAACGAGATAGTTTGGAATAACGAGGAGATCTTTAATCTTATATTTACTTCCAAAGATCCTGTTGAAAATTACAAACTAATCGTTGGACAATATTCATCCAGAGTTGATGAGGTACTCTCATCACTAGACTCCGAATTTATAAACTGGATTTCAGAAAAACACCCAGCTAGATTGGGATTAATCCCTCCTATTATAATTACTGTTGCTAAATACCAAGCTGAAAGAAATCTAGTTATAGATCCGGTTGTTAGTTTATTAGCTTGTATATTTTCTTTACAGCAGATAGTTAATAAATGATCAGTATACTAGGCATTATTAGAGGAAATGGATAATAATGAGTAGTATACTATACAAAAAATAAAATAATGAGTAAAATAATAATAGTAGGACCTGGAGGGTCAGGGAAAGATTTTTTAAGAAAAAAAATGGTATCAAGAGGTCTTTCCTATGGTGTATCATTTACTAGCAGACCGCCGAGAGTTGGAGAAATAGAGGGCACGGATTATTATTTTAGAGATCCAGATTTTTTTGAAGCTAATTCTGATCTTTTTCTAGAACTCCAGGAATTTAACGAATGGAAGTACGGGATATCAAAAGAAGAATTTAGAGAAAAAGATCTTTTTATACTTAGTCCCGCTGGTTTAAGAAGCTTACCAGAGCATTTGAGAAAAAATTCTTTCGTTATATACCTTAACCCAGATGAATCAACTAGAATAAAAAGATTAGAGGAGAGAAACGATGCGGATAGTGTTGGTAGAAGATTAATTGCGGATCGTAGGGATTTTTCTGGTTTTTTTGACTATGATATAATGATAACTAACGAAGATTTTTAATGACAACAGTTTGTATAGACGGAAACTATATCTTCCATAAGACGTTCGGAATATTCTCCGGGTTTGGCTCAAAAAGCCCGGGAGATGTTTTATCATCGGAGGCGGAAAGAAATATGTTTATAAGAAAAGTAATAACGGATCTCTGTTATTCCTTAAAGCAGATACCTGATATTAAACAGGTTATATTTTGTAAAGATTCAAGATCGTGGAGAAAAGACTATAAAATAACACGAAGTGTTTACAAGGAGAGTAGAATTAAAGGGGAAGGTGTAGACTGGGGATCGTTTTTTAAATTAATGGATGAATTCTCTGAATATCTTGAAGAGAATGGATTTATTTATAGCTCGTATCAAGGAGCGGAAGGTGATGACCTTATATGGGCATGGTGTGAGCATTTATCGAACAAAGGCGAATCTGTTATTGTAATAAGTGGCGATAAGGATATGCACCAGCTTGTTAGATATGATGATCAATCGTGGGTTGGTATATGGAATAGCAATTCGAAAAATAATAAGCTAATAGTTTCTGAAAATTGGAGAGAAGAGACCGAGACTGAAACTACTATATTTGATGTTAATCCTATTTCCGGATCTAATTCATCAAAGATGGAAAAACTACTTTCCGCTTGCTCTTTAGAGAGAATTGATACTAAGGAATATATTTTCAAAAAAATCCTAATGGGTGACAAAAAGGATGATGTTCCTGGCGTTTTTCCATACCAAACCAAGAATGGTAAAAATTCTAATATAGCGGAGGGAAAGGCGAATAAAATATGGGAGCTATATCTAGAATCCGAATGGAAATCTTTCGATATGGAATATCTTTGGGATAACGATGATTTCTTAGGATGGATCGCTGGACTTTCACTAAGACTAGTGTCACAAACAGATAACAACGAAAACAGGGAGAGATTTAAAAAATTCTATGAAGAAAATGCTAGATTGGTTTGGCTAAATT